CGGGCTATGACGCGCGGCCTGCATGCCGCCGTAGCTCAGGGGTAGAGCACTCCCTTGGTAAGGGAGAGGTCGAGTGTTCGAATCACTCCGGCGGCACCAGGATTTCTGCAGGTTTCACGCGCTTTCGAGCCTCTTGAGGCTTGGCCTGAAGTGGACAGAAAACCCCGCACAAAGACAGAACATCCCGGATTATTGGCACAGAACTGACACACTCAGTTCCGATGATGTTCCCGTTTGTGCAGTAGACCGCGCTCTCTCATCCGACACATCGGGGCACGGATCATCACCTAACCATGGACGGTTCCGGCGAATCGTCTGATATTGGTTAATTGCGGCTTCTGGAGAACGGCTGTGCCTCGTAGCGGGGAGGCACATGTGGTGCTCCCGGAGCGGGCGGCTGTTTCCGCCCTGTGTCGCCATAGGAGATCGTTATGGCTGGTACACGCAAGATCGGGCGTGACGCCCGCAATGGCCGGTTCATTCCGGTCAAGGTCGCCCAGAGCCGCAAGAGCACTGCGGTTGTGGAGACCATCAAGCCGACGAAGAAGTGTTAACGGCGCTGCTTCATCGGTAACGGGTGGCGGGCAGGTTCGTCCTGTCCGCCATTCCTGTCAACGCGATCCAAATGAGTCATTCTGACGCGCCTCGGTCTCTGAATGGATCAACCTTCCCGCCGCCGGCTCCATTCCAGGATCGCGGCGTTGCTCAGCGGCTGGCTGGTGTCGGCCAGCTCGCGGCGGAAGTCTTCGTCGGAGAGGCGGGCGCTGCCTGGGGTGGTGGCGCTGACCGGAGGCGGCGCGAGCGCGCGGATGGCCTTCTGGCCCTCGACCACCGCCTGCACCGTCGCCAGGCGTTGTTGCGTGGTGCGGCTGTCGCGATGCTTCTGCAGGTCGCGGGCGCCGAAGAAGAAGCCGACGATCGCCCCCAGCAGGTACCAGAGTTCCGCCGGCACCGTGTCCAGCGCCTGCATGCGTGCGGCGAAGCCGACCGGGTCCTGCATCGCGTAGGCGAACAGGTACATGGTGCCGATCGCCATGCCCGGACGGACCAGCCGATTCAGCCCGTCGACCAGCGAATCGAACCAGGTGCGCCCCTCGATGCGGCGGAACTCGGTCGCGTACTGGCCCATCAGGGCCATGGTCTCTTCGTGGTGATGTGCCTGGCCGGCCGCCTTGTCGCCGACAAAGACACGGCCGACGGTTGCGGCAGCCTCTCCCACACCGGTGAGGCCGCCGAACAGCAGATCCCTGATCAGGCCCATGTCGCGATCCTCTCACGATGCTCCGCGTCGCTCAGGTGGAAGCCGGCGGAGATGAATTCCTCCGCCCGCCGGATCCAGCCGCCCTTGGCGCGATCGCGGCGCATGGCGAAGCTGCGCAGCCGCGGGTTCCGGTCGGCGATCCGGTAGTAATAGTCGCGCCGGGCAATGCCGTAGGCATCGACCAGCAGTGCGCCCATGCCCGCGTGGGCCCGCTCCGCCGCGGCGGCGGTGGCGGGGCCGATGACGCCGTCCACCGCCAGCGGCCCGAATCCGGCATCGTTCAGCACCCGCTGCAGCAGGAGTCCGGCATTGCCGCCGGCATTCACCTGCATGTCGAAGACGCTGGGCTGCAGGGCCGCGGGCAGGCGCCAGATGCCCGACCGGCGATGATAGCGATCGACGAAGATCCGCACCGCATCCTCCACCGTCAGGCGCCGCACATCGTCTGCATCGGTGTCACCGTCCCCGTCCAGGTCCAGCCCGAGACGTTGCAGGGTATGGATCGTCACCCCGTGCTTCGTCGCGCCGCCGGGATCGTCCGGGTGATCGACGAAACCACCCTCCCGCGCCACGATCTCCCGCGCCATCCGGTGCACCGCCGCGACGCTCATGACAGCAGCTTCTGGATCTTCTCGGCCCAGCCGAGACCCAGCCCTACCAGTACACCCAGCACGCCAAGCACCCAGATCGCCCCGCGTCCCCTGTTGAAGATCGCGCGGGTCTCCCGCACGTCATCCTCGATCCGGTCCAGCTTGCGTTCCAGCGCACTCAGCCGCACGTCCAGACGCGCCATCTCTGCCTCGTTCATCATCGGGCCGACCTAGATGACTGACGCAAGCACGGGCGAGATCACATCCAGTGCCTTCTCGTGACCTGCTGCATTGAGATGGGTTGCGTCATAGTAGTAGACGCCGGCGGCCGGGGCTGCTGCATCCCCGATGAACGGGTCCGCGCCGATATCCGCCAGGGCGTCATATTCCGCGCTCGCGGCGATGATGTCGGCATTGAACGATGTTCGCGAAGCCTCCCAGCCCGTCACATCACGCGGCAGGACCGTGCAGACGACCGTCTTCGCACCCAGCGCCCGCAATGTTGCCCACCGCGCCTGGAAGGCCGCGAAGGCAGCGCTGTCGAGCGTGTGGTTCGCGCCGAAGAGCAGGCTCACCACGGGCGTGTGGCCATGCTCCAGGGCCGTGGTGATCTGCTCCTCCACATGCGACCAGCGATCATAGGTGATCGGCGAACCCGACACCGCCTCGTTCTTCCCGAACCAGGGCGCCGCACCCCCGTCGAAGAACTGGTGAAAATAGCTGTCGCCATCCGCCGTGATGCTGTCTCCGGTCGCGATCCAGAAGGGCGCCGAAACAACCGCCGCCTCGCGGTGCACGTCGTGCGCCGCGCGAAGCGATCTGACGGCCGTGACCATCTCCGCATCGGTCAGCGCGCGGTCATAGACCACCCCCGCCGAGAAGAGGCCCTTGAACGGGAAATTGCCGAAAGTGCTGCCAGGGATGTCCGGATCTCCGAATGCAGCCAGGGAGCGAACGACCTGGTTTCCAAGCGTTCCAGCCTCCGAGACATACTTGATGCCGTCGAAGAAGAACGCCTGTTCCGAGGCACTGAACCTTGAGGCCAGGATATGGTAACCCCTGCCTGCGATCTTCAGTTCATCGCCCGGATCTGTGCGTGTGTAGGCCGGCATGGCATAGGCCCGGCCATTGGCGACGCCCACGTCGAAAGCACCGCCATTGCCTGCCGTGGCCAGGACCTTGGCCGCAATCACTGCGGTGTCTTCTGTGCTGATCACCGCCAGTATCGTGCCGGCGCTGAAGGTCGTCTCTGCCGGGTACGATGCCAGGGGTACAAGCGCCTTCAGACCTGCCGATGCGTCCACCGCATCGCCGCTTGACGGCAGGGCGTTCGGCAACCGCAGCTCCGGACTGAGATGACCATCGAAATCGGTCTCGAAGTCCGGGACGGAGCTGCCCTCGTGCAACTGCATCTCATCGATCAGGAAGTCCGCATCGGCCCCATTGTTGAAGACACAGAGACGCGGTGAAGACGCGGTGGCCAGGGTGAAAGTGTGTGTCGGCTTCACCCAGGTCGACTCATCCAGGTTCACGACGGACAGATCCGTATTGAAGGTGCCAAACTGGACGGTCTGCGCACCGGCACCTGCCGTTGATTTCAGCCGACAGGCCAGTGTGTATGTCCCGGCCGGAAGCTGCGGGCCGTTGATGATGTCATGAATACCCGTGCCCGCGCCGATCTGTACCCGCCTGGCCGTGGTTCCTCCGGAGGGGCCAGTGGCGTGGAAATCGGTTTCCGTGCCGCCGAGCCCTCTCATCTGGCCGGTGGACTGCGTGATGATGTTGGTCGGAATGGCCGTCGCCGCGCGCCGGTTGGCCAGCGCCTTCTGATCCGAAAGCATGTCCGATCCGCGAAGATCGATGATCGGCGTCGCAGGCAATGTCGGAACGATACCTGTGACGGTTTCGAGCACCTGTCTGATATCGCGCTCACTGACGCTTACGGCTCCACCGACAAGCCGGAAATGCTCTGCCGCATCGTTCCAGACGGCCAGCACCGGTGCACTGCCGAGGACTCCTGCCGCGAGCGCCGCGGCGGCGTCATCCAGCACCAGCGGCGCCGGATCATTTCCGGCTGCCGCGATGGTCACCGCACCGGTATTCGGCGCAACCGGCGTGAAGGCGAATGCCAGGCCATCAGCGAGCACGACACTGCCGGCACCAGCAGCAGGGGTAAGGACAATGTCATCGCTGGTGCCTGAGACCGCCGCTGCGATCGGCGTGAGACGCGCTTCCATTGCGGACATCCGCCCGAAGAGGTCCCCGGCCGCGTCGTCGGTGCCGATGGACGCCTGCAACGCCGAAAGGGCATTCGCACTCAGGGTCCATGATCCTGTGCCGGAAGAGCCCGATTTCACATGGGCCTTGAGGGTATCCGCGGCGAAGGCAAGCGTGCCGGCCGCCGGCGTCAGGTCCGCCAACAGCACCGCCTCGGAAACGTAGACCACCGTGGTGACGCTCTGGAATGCCTCGATCGTGGCAACCAGGTCGGTCAGCAACGCCAGCATCTGGGCCTGGCTGACACTCTGGCCGGGAATGATCACCTCGTCGGGCTGCGGATCGATGCTCATGGTCTCAGTCTCCCTTTGTCGGTCCAGCGCCGGGTCAGGCGACCACGACGGAAATGCTGTCGGTGAATGCGGAGAGGCCGCCCCAGGCATCGGCACTGCGGGCGAAGTAGTAGCGGGTGGCGGCACTGGTCAGGCCGCTGTTGGTCACGCTGAAGGTCTGGTTCGGGGCCGCGGCCGCAGACAGGATCTCCGTCGCCGCGCCGCTGTCGTCGGTGTCGGAGCCGTAGATCAGGATCGACCTGACATCACTGTCGGCCGCGGTCGTGAAGCTGACTTCCACCTGCTCGGGCGTCCCGCTCACAGCCGATCCGTTGACCGGGGCATCCACCGATGTGGCCGGGGCGCTGATGGTCTGGCCGGTGATGGAGACCGGCAGCGACCGGCGGCCGTCGACCGCCAGCGCGTAGACGCGGAAATCATAGGCGGCGCCGACGCTGACACCCTCGGTCTCGACATGGACGTCGCCGCTGCCATCCAGTTGGTCGCGGTCCACCGTTGCCAGGTCCTGCCAGACACCGCCGCTCAACCGTCGCTGCACCTGGTAGCCCACGACCGCACCGGATACGCTCGGCGCGAAGGTCAGGATCGCCTGTGGCACGTCGGACCCGTCGCCCACCGCCCGTGCACCCGACGTGACGGTCAGCGCGCCGGGCGGCAGCAGCGGAATGGGCGCATTGTCCAGGTCGTCGCTGCCGGCGAAGCTGGTTTCGTCCGTGGTCTCATCCCAGGCAAAGACGCTTTCGGCTGTCTCCACCAGTTCCAGCCCGATGGTCAGCACGATGCCGCCCTCGCGCTCCTGCAGGCGGGGCTCCAGTGCCTGTATCTCGTAGCTGCCATCTGCCGCGCCGAAGCCCGGCAGGGCCAGCGTGACCGTGTCGGCGGCATGGGCGGCATAGGCGATTGCCGGAAACTCCGCCGTCAGCGACTTCTCCATCCGGACCCGGTTCAGATGGATCTTCTGCAGCCGCATGGCCTGGGTCGGTGACGGCACCAGCGGCAGGTCCAGCCGCGCCTCCCGCGGCACCCCGCCATCATTGGCCAGCGCCGTCGCATCCTGCAGCGGCGTGATCTCGGTTTCCTGCCATGACCGGGATTCGGCAATGATCGCCGTGCGGATCGTGTTCGGTGCATCCCGGCCCTCTCTCAGGTCGCTGAACTGCATCTGCTCACCGACGATATCGTTGAGCGTCAGGGTGGGCGCGCGCCATACCCCGGCGAGGTAGGTCAGCTTGCCGGAGACATCGACCAGGCGGGCGGCGGCGGCGTCGGTCAGCGGCTCCATCTTCGCCGCTTCCTGCCCGCCCATCTCGATCACGCCGCCAACGCGGTAGCGCGCTTCGCTGCCCCCGGCCTGCAGCGGCACCGCATCGTCACAGTCATCGGCACCGGACGCGAAGCTGTCGAAGTCGATCAGGCTGTCGATACGGTTCATGCCGCGCCGGTCGCGGGCCATGTCCAGCGCCGCCAGCGCGGCATTGTCGCTGTATGCCCAGGTCGTCGGATCGTCCGGATCTTGACCGGCCTCGCGCGGGTCATGGAGCAGCGACCAGGTTCCTGTGACACGGATCTCCGGCGGTGCATTCACCCATCGCTCCGAGGCCTCGGCCGGGGCACCGAACGACAGGCGCAGCCACATCACCGTGACACCTTCCCAGATGTCGCTGCTGGCGAGGATGTCGCTGTCGGCAATCTCGCTCAGGAACAGGGCAGGGGGACCGGCCTGGTCACCCATGCCGACCCAGATCCGGGCGAGCCCGTCGAAGGGATCGCTGGTGACGCCGGCACCCTTCGCGATGTCGAAGATGTCGTTGCCGGCGTCACTGGTCCAGGTCAGTTCGCGGGTGTCGAACTCGATGCGCTCGATACCGGCCGAGGGACGGCTGTTGAGCAGGTAGCCCAGATAGAGCGTCGGTCCATCGACATGATTGAAGACGCGGAAGCCGCCGACACGCGTCCGGCCATAGACATAGCGGTAGGGAGGTGATGACAGCACACCACCGATCCGCGCCTGCACCTGTTGCTCGGCCCGCTTCGGCTTCGGCGCAGACCCGGCCAGGGCCTGCCCCGCAATCGCCCCGACGGCGGTGACCGCCGCGCCCAGCAGCGAGGCACCGATCGTGCCGATCGCGGCAATGACCACGGTCGATGACGCAAGCGCGGAACCGGCGACAGCGGCGACCAGCGGGATGGCGGCGGGCATCAGGCCCGGTATCCCGTGGCCCAGGCGACCGCCGCTTTCCGGGCCCGCAGCATTCCCCGCTGCGCCTTCACGCACCAGCGGTCTCCGTCGAAGACGGCCAGTGCGGGGGTCGGCACCATGACGATGCCGATATCTCCCGCCATTGCCGCGTCCGGTCGGATCTCTGGCCACCCGAGGGAAGCGAATGCAGGTGTCACGGTCGCGACCAGGCCGCCATGCCGCGCCAGCACGTCCGCCGCCCCGGCAGCGTCGTCATAGGTGCCCCGGAACCGTTGCGCCGGATCGGGCAGACCGATCGCCACCAGCACGTCGCAGGCCGCGAGGCAGCAGTCGCACTTGCCCCAGACGAAGGGCTTCCGCGCCATGCACGCAGTCACGGCCTGCTGCAGGCTCACTCCGGCCACGAAAGCACCTTTTCGGGCTGGGTCACCAGGTGGCGCCCGGCCGTGTCGCCGGGATGCTCGGCCAGCTGATCCTCGAAGGAATGTAGCGCAGCCCCCGGCTCGCGCGGGCTGGCGCCGGACCACACGCTGATGCTCAGGCCATAGCTGACCTGGCCGTCCCGGTCTGCGGACATGGTGAACTGCCGCCCGTCCATCACCCCGGCCAGCATCAGGTCAGGGTCGGCAACCAGCGTGCCGTCGTCACCCAGCAGGCCCCAGTAGATCCGCGCCGCCCGGTTGCGGATCACCGCGCCCAGGTCGCCATCCAGCTTCTCCCGGAACCCCACCAGCGACAGCGTCAGGCGCTTGGCGATGCCGGAACCGCCCTCGGTCGCGGGGGCAATGGATCCGAACTCCCCGACCCCCAGCCAGTCCTGACCGCCCCATGTGATCGTTCCGGTTCGGGTATGGGCCCGGACAGCCTGTCCCGGCCAGTCAAGCCAGGCGAACAGAGCCAGCGAGATACAGGGTTTCGCCAGCGCGTCGAGGAACGCGGAATCAAGCGCTCTCATGAACCGGCACCTCCCCCAACTCGTCGGTGAACACCTGCATGAACTGCATCGTCCAGCGGGCAATGCCGTTGATGTCGCGCTGATCCAGCCCGGCAGGCGGGGCGCTGAGCACGAACAGGCCGGCATGTTCGTAGGTGACGGCGTCGTCGGCACCTGCGGCACTGACCAGCCGCGGCGCGATCGGCACGGTTGCCAGCCCGTCAGCATCGGCAACGACATCCGCCGTCACCCGGTACGGCCAGCCATTGACGGCGATCTCCGCACCGCGCGGAAATGCGGTGATGCCGGGCCAGAGCCCGGCGACACTGACAGACGCGGCCCCTGCCGCGGCATCGGCGGCCAGGATGGGCAGGGCACCGGACCACGGGCGCAGGGTACCGCCATCATCCCAGGATCGGGCGGCGCCACCATCATCCGACCACAGCACGTCCGCCGCCCGGTAGGCATTGCCCGCAGATCCATTGCGGAACGCCTCCCAGTCGGTCAGTTCGACCAGGTTGTGCCCGCCCCGCATCCGGGCGAGGAAGATGTTCAGGTCCGGCATGTGCGCCGGTGCCGAGACCCCGCTGACCGTCGCCATGATGCGCGGCCGGTGGCTTTCGGTCTGGTACAGCGCGCCGGTCAGCAGGGACCGGGTGGCCCCGATCCTGTGCCGCGTGACCCAGCCGCTGCCGGTGATCCTAAGCGCCGAAGGCCATTGATAGACGTAGCGGGTCACCGGATCAGCACTCAGGCAAGGAACCCGGCATTGTCGCGGTACGCCCGCTGCACGTCGTTGATGACCTGACGGCGCTGCTGCTCCAGCCGCGGGATCAGGCGACGTTCCACGTCGTCCACGCCGAGCCCGTTGATGGTCACGGGACTGTAGACGGTCAGACCGCCACCCCCAACGGTACCACCACCGCCCCGCAACGGCAGTGGCGCGATGGTCATGCCACCGGACCCGGCGAAGGCCAGCTCCGGCCCGTTTTCGCCAACGATGCCGAACCGCCCGCCCGGAATCGTCCCGCCATCCGCGAAGAACCCGGCGAACAGGCCGCCCAGACCGCCGAAGAAGCTACCTGATCCGCCACCGAAGCCACCGCCGAAGCCTCCACCAAGGCCATCGAACACACGATCGATGACCCGGTCCAGCGCATCCTCGATCGGCTTGAATATCCGGTCGATCATCCGGTCGCGCAGCCGCTCCCCGATCCCGCTCAGGGCATCCGCGAAACTGGCGAAGTCCGCACGGCCATCCTTGAGCGCCGCCCTGAGGCTTCCCGTGATGGTGTCGCCAACCGTGTCCAGCGTTTCGCGGACCGCGCCGGTCGCGCGGTCGGCCTCCCTGACAATGCCGTCACCGGTCGTGGCGATGGCCTTCTCGACCGTGCCGCGACCCGCATCGATGCCGCGCGCAAGGCCGTCCATCAGGAAGCCGCCAAGTTCCGCGAAGACGCGGCTGGGACTGGATATGCCGAGCCGTTCCCTGAACCAGCCGATGACCGAGGATCCGACATTCTCGATCGCATCCCTGACATCGGCCATGTGTTCCAGGATGCCGTTGACGAGACCGCGCAGCAGCTCCCCGCCCAGCTCGGCGAAGACCCGGCTGGGGCTCGCGATCCCGAGCACATCGGAGAACCAGCGGATGATCGACGCGCCCAGCTCCATGACCGCGTCACGGACCATCTCGTTTGACCGGACAAGACCGCGGACCAGGCCACGGGCGATCAGCGTTCCGATTTCCAGCAACCGTTCCGGAATGCCTGCGATCGCGGCAATGACGTCCTCCGAGAGGGAGACCGCGCCGTCCACGATCTGCCCGCCCACCCGCATGATGTCGTCGCCGAAGGCGATGAAGGCAGCGGCTGCCAGGCCCACGACGGCAACCAGGCCGACGACCGGTGCCGAGAGCGCACCGACGAACAGCGCCAGCGCCCCGCCCGCCAGCACCAGCGGGCCCATGATCGCGGCCACGGCTGCGATCGCCGTGCCGAACTTCAGCAGGGCCGGATCGGCCGAGGCGACGGCGCTGATGATCCCGGTGATGCCCTTCACCATGTCGGTCAGCACGTCCAGCATGCCGGAATCGGCAATGGCGATCTGCAGCCCCTCGAAGGCCGATGCCATCTCCTTCATCTTGCCGTTGAAGCCCTGCATCTGGGCCTTGGCGATCCGCTCCGCGGTCCCCCCGGCCTGGTCCAGTTCGTCCCGCAGCGTCCGCAGCGCTCCCGAACCCTGCGTCACCAGCGACAGCATGGCCGGTCCCGCGCGCTGCCCGAACAGTTCCATGAAGGCGCCGGCATTCTCCGCGTGCGGTGCCAGTTCATCCAGGATGTCCGCCAGCGGCAGGACGCTGCCCGTCGCGTCCGTCAGGCTGATGCCCAGTTCCGCCATGACGGTGCGCGCGGCCTTGGTCGGGTTCAGGATCTTGCTCATGGCCCCGCGCAGCGCCGTGCCCGCCATCTCGCCCTGGATACCGGCATTGCCCAGCAGGCCGATCGCGGCGGCGACCTCGTTGAACTCCGCTCCCGCGGCCGAGGCAACCGGGCCGACATACTTGAAGGCGTCGCCCAGCATCCGGAGATCCGTGTTGGTGCTGGTCATGGTCTTCACCAGCACGTCGTTGATCACCGCAAGCTCCGACACCGGCTTCGAGAACCCGGTCAGCACGTTCGAGACGATGTCGGCCGTGGTCGCCAGGTCCATCTGTGCCGCCGCCGCCAGCTGCAGGGTGCCGGGCATGGCCCCCAGCGTCTCGGTGGCGCTGAACCCGGCCATTGCCAGGAAGCCCATGGCGTCGGCTGCCTGCCGGGCGCTGAAGGCTGTCGTGGCACCCAGCTCCTTCGCCTGGCTGCGCAGCGCCTCGAACTCCGCACCCGTCGCATCGGACAGGGCCTGGACCCGGTTCATCCCGGCCTCGAAGCCGCCCGCCACCGTGGCGATGGACTTCGCGGCGGCCAGCAGCGGCGCGGTCACACCGGCCGATGCCACGCCACCGGCGGTGGCGGCACTGCGCCCGAACGCGGTCAGTTTCCGCTGCGCCTCCGATACGCTCCCCATCGTCGTCTTCAGGCTGTTCGACACGGACGCGAAGGCCTGCTTCGAACGGTCGTTGCCGACGATGGCGAAAATCAGGTCATTTGCCACGGTGCGGTCTCATGCGTGCCCAGGCGGCCCACCCGGCAAACTCCTGCGCGCCCATGTCCATGATCTCCGCCACCGTGCAGCCCAGCATGGCGGCGAGGTCATAGGCGAACAGCAGGTCGGGTGAGCGGTTCAACCGTTTCCCATCTGGTCCGGATCGGCATCGCCCAGGATGGCCTTGACGATCCGCGCCACGACACGCGGGTCCATCGCGCCCTGGATCGCGGCCGAGGTTGCCGGCGTGTCATCGAACAGCGGCTTGCCCTCGGCATCCTTCGCGCAGCGGATCAGCACCGCCGCCTGGGCGCGGCTTTCCTTCATGCCCATCCACTGCTGCCGCATCGCCAGCGACGGCGGGTCGAAGTGGATCGTGCAGTCCCACTCGGGAACATCGATCGTCGATCCCTTGAGACCCTCGAAATGCGCCAGCGCGCGGTCCAGAACGCCGCTCATGCCGACACCGTGGCGGAGGCGAGGGCCCCGTTCCCCATGAAGGTGAAGCTGTGGGCGACCACATCGGTGTGGCCGACCGTGCCGCTCTTCTGCGTGATCGTCGCGGTGCCGGAATACTCGGTCGCATCGACGACATCACCTTCCTCGTACAGCTTCAGGGTGACCTCACCCACATCAAGCGCCGCCTGGCCGGCATCCGCATCGTCGAAGCGCACGTCGATCGTGCCGGACCACTTCCTGTGGCCGGTGACGTGGCTTTCCCAGTCCTCGCCTGCGGCGGTGATGTCCGCCGTGGCGATCTCCGTCACCAGCGTCCAGTTGGTCAGCTTGCCGACCTTCTGGCCGCCAACCTCCACCTCCCCATCCTTGCCGTGATGGACCGACATTATGGCCTCCTATGCCTTGGTTTCGGGGTTGCCGCGCGGCGTCAGCACCAGCGCGGCGAAGTTCATGGAAAGCCGGGCAACGCGGGTCTCGCCCTCGCTTGCCAGCTCGAATTCATCCTCGGTCAGCCACCAGTCATGGCAGAGCGCCTGCAGCGCCGTGTCGGCCTGCAGGATCTGCTCGACCTCGGCGGCCATGCCATCCAGCCGGTCCTCGAAGTCCATGCTGCCGGCGATCATCAGCACCACCGCGATATCGAGGGTCCGGCTGATGTCGTCGGTGTCGGCTGGTTCCGCGCGGGAGCCGGTGGCGTGCACCGCCAGGGCGGCACCGTTCTCGATATCGATCGGGTAGTTGCGGCCCAGGTAGGTCCGGCCCGTGGCGATGCCGGTGACGGCGCCGTCCAGCGCGTTCCGCACCGCCTCGCGGATCCCCGTGCGCAGATGGGCCATCAGGCCTTCTCCAGCTGCAGCAGCGACATGCCGGTGCCGTCCGGCTCGATCGTTCGCACGACGTAGGCAATGCCGCGTGCCGTCAGCCCGTCGCCGGTGACCGCGCCATCGGGCAGATCCGTGTCGCGGCAGGTGATCGTGGACACGCGATGCGTCACGCCGGCGCCGAAATCGCCCAGGCCCTCGACACTGCGGCGCTGGAACAGGGCGGAGAATGTGCTCTCCGCCCCGTCCCGGTCCCACGTCACGGTCTCGCCGAATTCGTCGATATCGAAGAACCCGACGCGGT